GACCGATGGGGTCCCATTTATCCGGAAAGCCAACCGGGGAGAACTTCCCCAGTATCTGATAGCAGATGACCATGAGCCCATCATTACCAGGGAGGAGGCCGCGGCTGTCCGCCAGATTTATGAGTATCGGAGGGAACGGCAGTGTGTGAAGGATAGCAGTGTATATCAAAACCGGTATGCATTCAGCAGCCGGATTCGCTGTGGAGAGTGTGAGACAAACTTCCGCAGGCAGAAAATCTACATCGGAAAGCCATATGAAAAAATCCAGTGGTGTTGCTACCAGCATATAAAAGACAGTAAGAAATGCAGCCAGAAGGCAGTCCGTGAGGACGTCATCCAGGCTGCATTTCTTACGCTCTGGAACCGGCTCGCCAGTAACTATGAGGAGATCCTGATCCCCATGCTGGCGGCCCTGA